GAGACAACTCAGAACCAGCTCCGATTCGCTATTGACTGGATGAAGGCCGACTCCGGTAGTGGTACGAAGGCACGTAAACAGCAGAAGTTCCGAGACGTGTATCAGCCCGAGGTGGCTCACATCGTGGCAGGCGAACGCTACGACGACGCTGGTGTTGGGCCAGCAACCGCTCAGTCTGCTGTCGATGCGGCCTACCCTGACCTCGACTACGACGCCTACGATACTATCAGTGAGGCGCTTGCCTCGGACGAGATAGTGACCGACGATGCTCACAATGCGTGTGACGACCTGAGCGAACTGGTCGCTGACCTCGACTCCATCGCTCGTCGCTCTGGCAACGACCAGCGTGAGTATCTGGAGTACTGCTTGGAGAAGCACCGTGAACCGAGCCTCGTGACGCTCGCCTTGCTGGACGACGAGAACGTCGGCATTGGAACGAGCAACATGCGAGATGCCTTCCACGATGGCACTCGTGATGAACGGAAGACCGCAGAGGCCTTCACTGACAGCACCGAGGAGTTCATTCGCCTCGCACAAGAGGATGCACTTCCCACTCGTCCAATTTTGGGCAAGCCGTTTTCTCCTATGTTAGCGAAGCCGGAGTCCAACCTGCCTGATGATGTGAGTGACCTCTGGTTCCAGCCAAAACTGGATGGATACAGGATTCTCATTCACGTCAAGCAAGAGGAACTTGGGCCGAAAGCATATGCTTTCACACGCCGTCTCAATGATGTGACTCAAAGCCTACCCGAACTCAATGAGATTGACTGGCCGGAGCAGGGTGAGTATATCCTTGACGGAGAGGTTATTGCAGAAGATGGTACGTATAAATCCACGAGTTCCCGCGTTGGAAGAAAGGCCGAGAACGTTGATAGGAGTACCGAGATGGAGTTCGGATTCTTCGATATAATTGTCAACGACAATGAATATGTCGCAGACCTATCATACTCAGAGCGCCACGAATTGCTCCACGAGGCGGCTGGTGTGACTAAGGGTGTCAGCCGTTCGACGCATTTCGGTGGTGACACACACGCATATATCCTCGCATCGTACAACGACCTCAGCCGAGTAGAGGCGCGTGCAATCGGCTCGAATTATGAGGGGCTTATCTGGAAGGACCCGGACGCGGCATACCAGTTTGGGAAGCGTAGTAAGGCGTGGATTAAGGAGAAGAACACCGCAGAGACGGTCGATGTAGTCGCAGTTGCATTCGAGGAAGCGTCCGGTGAAAAAAGCGGTACACTCGGCGCAATCGTTCTCGAATCGGCAGACTGCGCTCCCGTTGGCAAGACTGGTTCTGGATTCACCGATGCACAGCGCCAAGAAGTTTGGGAAAATCAGGATGAGTATCTCAATAGCACGCTCGAAGTTGAGGCAGAAGCCTTTGACGATGGCCTACGCTTCCCGATTTTCCAGCGATGGAGAACCGAAGACGGCGAACCTGACAGTATCGAGCGAATTAAAACGGTTCTGTCTGCACCGTAAATCGAAAGGTTTATATAGGTGGCTACCCTATTGCATAGTGTAAGGTAGAATTTATGCCACTAATAGTATTCTGCGATTTTTGCGGTGACGATGTTGAGAAATATCCATATGAACTCGAAGGAAAAGAACATTCCTTTTGCGATACGGAGTGCCACCGACAGTTTCAAATAGCACAACCTCCAGAAGAACACTCAAATTATCAAGGTGGGAAGATTAATATCCCGTGTGATTGGTGCGGTGGTGAGAATGAATACTGGCCGAAGCGGTTGGGGCAAAAGCATTTCTTCTGTGATATGAAGTGTCTCGGTCGGTTTAGGGAGAAGTCGATGGTCGGTGAGAACAATCCTAATTACAAAGGCGGGGATTGGGAACATAATTATCGTGGCCCGAAGTGGAAGCCTGCGCGAAACGAAGTCCGTCGCCTTGATGAACATACGTGTCAGAATTGCGGGGATACTGTCGAAGAACTCGGACAGATTCCAGATTGCCATCACGTAATTCCAGAACACACATTTGAGGATAGAAACGATGCACACTTTAAGGAGAACCTCGTGCTTCTGTGCAGAGATTGTCATAACGAGTTTGACCACCTCGACCCGCAGGAACAGATTGCGCGTTTGGATTTAGAAAGACTTAAGTAGATAGCAACCCTTTGTTTGAGTATGACCACGATAGAAATCGAAGTCAGCGATGACGAGACGGCTCTCGAAGTAGCCTATGGCATCCTCGGACGGGCGCAGGATATTCACGATAACCCTGACGACGACTTCCGGTAGATGAATCGACAGAAGGCGGAGCAAATTGCGGAAGAATATTTCGATGCCTACACGATTGACCATCGATTGTTTGAAGATGGCGACGAGCGTTGGCTGATTGTACACAATGTTGGGTGGAGCGCGACCGACTATGTGAAAATCACAATATGGGCCACACTCGACAAGGTTCAGGTCGAGTGGTTCGAGGCTGATAGACGCTTCTTGACTGAGTGGCACGAACTCGAAAGTTGGCAAGGATTTGACACGACCGAAAGAGTTAAGTACCACGACAGCATATAACATAGTATGTCCACGACAGACGCGGGCAGTGAGTTCTGGACAGAACGGAACGAGTATCACGAACTGGCGAAGCAGTTCGAGCGAAACGTGGAAGTGACTCACCCGAGTGGAGCATCGTGCTTCTGTGGGAGTCACTGTCCATGGGCCGCGACGACAGTGACGTACTACAGCTACAATGGACCATCACTATGAAATCACCAGACGACACATCCTTCCAACAGTGGAACGAGAATCCTGAACCATCAGTGGGAACGTTCGACCCACAGACAATCCTCGATACAGGCGGAAGCCACGACGCCTATCTGTGGCACTCGATGCAGGCATCAGAGCAGTGGCTCGCTTACGATGGGCCGATGGTCGAGGTGGGGTCTGAGCAAAAAGCTTAAGTAGATAGAGCGCCTATCTACCCGTATGGATAACGAGTGGCAAAAGACGCGAGCAGAGGCAGACATCGCGGAATTTAAGAACGCCGTCGAAGACGCAACCGTTGAAGAAGTTGACGTTCCTGCTGGACGCAAGGACGTAGAGGTTGCCTTCGAGCGAGACGACCGCTTCCACGTCGAAGAAGGCGTGGCTATCGGCGTCTATTACGAGCCGGGTCGCATGAATCCTGTCAGGCTCCACATCGACTGGGCCGACGACCGCGACCGGCTTACCCTTCTCATGGACGACATCATCGACATGACCGAGAGTGAATACTATGAAGGGTGAGATAATTCATACAGACTTCGAGACACTTACCGAATACGAGCAGGACTATCGAATCAGCACGAAGGTCCGGTTTCGAGCCAGTGGTACGTATCGCATTAAAGCGTTGCTCTGGAAGTCGTATGGTGGCTCCGTTCGTGGCGAACCACTGTACAAATCGACAGCACGAGTGTCTGATATGGAGGACGTTGAGGAATCTCTACAGGAGCGCATCGACCGCTGTGTGGAGAAGATAGAAGATGTCGAGAAAGCGAAACTACTTGACATTGATGTGTCAGTAAATTGACACAGAAGATTTAAGTGCATACGTCCCCATTCTATGAACATGGACATCGAGAACTTGGACAATCTGGACCCTGAGCTTCCACCAGAGTTCGACGGATTTCCCGTCTTTGTCGTAGGCGGAGCCGTCCGTGATGCGATTCGAGGCGTCCCATTCGAGGACGTTGACCTGATGGTTGCAGAGGTTCCTATCGAGGAGATGCGAGCGAGGTCGGCATTTAGAGAAATCGACTCTCCGAACAACGAGACGTTCGGCGTCTTCCAAGACAGCCTTGGCCGCGAGGTCGCCTTGGCACGAGAGGAAGTCTCCACGGGAGATGGTCACGACGACTTCGACGTGACGCCAGTAGAGGCCTCTGTCGAAGCATCTGAAGCTCTGCGCCGTGACCTTGAGCGACGTGACTTCACGGTCAACGCGATGGCGTTCGACGTTCGATGGGAGACGCTTCACGACCCACGAGGTGGCGTTCAGGACTTGGAGGATGGCGTTCTCCGTGCGGTCAACGCCGACGCCTTCAAGCAAGACCCACTTCGTATCCTGCGAGGCGCACGGTTCGCCGCTCGCCTCGATGCTGAGATTGAGGATACCACGAAGGGTGCGATGTGGGAGTCGGTCGAGAGACTACCGTCTCTCCCACAGGAGCGAGTTCGCATGGAGATGGAGAAGGCGCTGGTTCAGGCAGACGAGCCGAGCCGCTTCTTCCGTGTGCTGGAAGAGATTGCCGCACTCGATTACACGTTCCCTGAGCTACACGAGATGAAGGGCGTGCCAGCAGGCCCAACGGAGTACCACGACGAGGGCGACTCGCTCACCCACACGATGCTCGTGTTGGACGAGATGAAGGAACTCCGTCCCGACGACGAGTTGGCTCTGCTCATGGCACTGGCCCACGACCTCGGCAAAGGTGTCACGAGAGAGGAAGACCTGCCGGGACACCCGACCCACGCGAAGAACGGCGTCGAGGTAGTTCGAGAGATGGCCGACCGGCTCGCATTCAGTAACGAGCAGGAGTCTGCCATGGTCGAGGCAGTCAGGTTCCACATGCGCTTCCACGACGTTGACGAGCTACGAACATCAACAGTTGTCGAAATGTCGGAGCAGATACAGCATCTCGACCGACTGTTCGACCTCGCTATGGCCGACTCCCGAGG